CAATGCCGTTACGGATTGCATCGTTGGCGAGCGCCTTGCTGATTCTCTTGCGCCACGGCTCCACGTCAGCGCCCCGGCATCGTGTTCGGGAGGCGAGGGCGGAAGAAGGCGCTCGTGCTAACGCCGTCGTACCAAGCGTTCGTCATCGCCGGGGTAGCCTGCACCGCTGGCAAGCCTGCTTCTGCTGCCTTGGCGAGCGCTCCAAATATCATCTTCCCGTCCCGGAGTGCTTCCAGCATGGAGTACGCCTGCTTTAAGCGCTGCTCCACGGCTGGGGTAATCTTCATGGCGCGGCGCTGGAAGAGCGCTTCGACCGCCAAGTCAACAACGAGCGTCATCAGCAGGGGGTCACGAGCCGCTGAGAGCGTCGTCAAATCCAAATCGGTGTAGATGCCGCCTACACGCGTGTACGCCTGCACAATCCCTGTAGCGCGTTCTAGCGCGTGCGTCGTGACCGGGTTGGAGCCGAGCATAGGGCTACCGAGGTCGCTGCACAACTGTGCAATGATCTGGGCATCGAGCGCGGACTCCAAATCGGCGTAGGTGGCGTATGCGGTCATAGGTTCCGCCTAGAGAGGGGGGCGAGGACCGAAGCCCTCGCCGCCCTCATCCTGAGAGGCTGAATAATCAGGTTGTGACATCGAGAACCAACACGCCGGAGACTGGGGAAACCAGTTCTGAGGTGCTAGTGTCAATGACGCGTCCTTCAATACGGCGATCCTTCGGATCGTCCCAGTTCTCAACCGTCATATCTTCAAAGGCGAAGATCTGGCAAGTGCTGAACGAGGTCGAACCTTCGACACCAACCAAGCCACCCGGACGGCTCACAAATACGGCGGAATTGCCGTAGACGAACGAGCGAGCCAAAGTAGCGCCCTTGCGACTTGTCACCTTGACCGAGTCGTCAACCACAACCGACACGCCGAACAGATTCGGCGGGAGGCCGTAACGGGAGAAAATATCCCCACCCTGAAGGAACGGCAGCGCACCAGCCGCGTAGTTCTTGACGTAGTCGCGGACTTCGGCAGTCTGGGAAAGAGCATTGGCAATGGTCGGACTAATGACCATGCAAATGTCCTCACTACGAACCGCGCCGCCAGTTGCGAGCGAGATGCGTTGGAGAGCGACCTGAATGCCCTTCTGGATGTTGTTGCCAGTCGAGGCAGTCCACGCACCAACGCCAGAGTTTAGGGTTCCGGTTGCGTAGTAGTTGCCTGCATTGTTAAACGCTGTCTGTGCATTTGAGCCAGTCAACGCGGTAGCCGTTCGCATGGAGCGAGCGGTCATAGCGAGCTGTGCCTTGCTGCGAGCGTGCTGGGCAACGATGTCCCACGCGGCTTGCTTGACCGTCTCGTTCGGGATGTAGAACGGGAAGGCAAAGCGTTGAGCCGTGAAGGTTACGAAGTCGTGCTGGTTCATCTTGCCGACCGGGCGGTCGTTGCCAAGAGGCCAAACGAATTCAGTTTCACTTGAAACGCGGACGTTGTCATCCGAATCAAGACGGAGGTAATACCCCGTCATTTGATTGCAGGCGACGATTTGGGCGTAACGGGTGATGGCAAACGAATTCACCGCACGGGTGAACTCAACTTGGAGAGCGCCAGTTGCGAGCGCGTTGGTGGAGGGGACGTAAGTGTTTAGACCGCCTCCGACTGTTACATAGGCCATTTGATGACCTCCTTTCGAGTGCTAATTAAGCGAGTGTCTTGGTTGCGGGGAGGCGGTAAGCCCAGAAGATAGTTCCATCGCCTGCAGCAGGTTCAAGGGAAACGAACATCGGCATATTGCCGCTAGTTACCGTAATTACCTTGCCATCCGTTGTTGGAATTAAGCCAGTACCAGCGTTGGTAATTGCCGCACCAGCCACGATCTGCACGCAGTTCGATGGCTGAAGGGAAATCGGGTCGCCAGTAGCCGATGCTGCATGGAGGGTAGCGTCGAATCGACGGGTTGAACCGTCGGTCACGCCCACAACTAAGTCGGTCACGGCAGTTGCTGGAGCGCCACCAAAGCTAACCGTCGAAGACGAGAAAACCTTGCAGAGGCGGAATGGGAGGATGTCAGCGCCAGCGATCAGATTTGGAGAGAATTGAAGCATTGTTGTTTCCTTTTATCCCTTCATTCGGGAGTTGATTGCACGGGCAAACTCTTCAGGCTTGCCAGCAAATTGCTTGACGAGTGAGCCAACGTCACCAATGTCCATGCCACGCGGCAGGGCTGCTCGGCTCATATCAATCTTGGTTCCGATTGGGTCGCGGGCGAACAGGTCGCGCCATGACTCAAGGAGCTCGACTGGGTTACGGGAGGCCTGCAACTGACCAACAAGCGCGGCGCGCTGTGAGTCTGGGATGCGGTAGCCCTCCTGCTCCATGATCTCCACTTCGCGCTCGAACTTCTCGCGCTTCAACTCGGCTTCGAGTCGGGCGAACCGCGACTTGAGACGGGCGTTTTCAGAGCGAAGCGCGTAGGTGGATCGGCTAGCGACCACCGACTCCGCCTCGTCTTCGTCTTCGCCTTCCTCAATGTCATGGCTCTCAATGTCGATGTGGACTTGACCGTCTTCCTCGGCCATCTCGTCCTTCATCTCATCGTCGTCCTCAGCCATCTCGTCCTTATCGTCCGAGTCGTCCGCAAACTTCTTCTTCATCATTGCCGAAAGATCGGAGATGGCGCACTTCATGGCCTCCAACTCCTCGCGCATATCGTCGCTGGATGCCATGCTGGCCTCCTCCTTGGTAGTCGTCGGGACAAAGGTATTGAGTCCACCACCAGCCCCGACGAGGTCATGGTTGGACTTTGAACAAGTGATCTTCTCGCCCTTGCGGGTGAAATGGGTGTCCGGGAGAGGGCGGCGCGGGGTTTCACGCCCAAGCAACGCCACCTCGGAGAGATGGTTTGAGCCTGACCAGATCTCAGCCGACCGACGCGGAAACGCGTTAGTAGCGATATATGCGTCGAAGATGCTGCGAGGGCATTCCATGTCGCCCACAATGTACCCAATCCCATCGCGTTCTTCGTAGGAAATTGTGGGGAATCGACCGACAGCGGACTTCGGTTCCTTGCCGTCCTTCTCGTGCATGATGACGAGTCGAGGGAACGAGCCGCGAGCCATGTGCTTGCGCGTACTAGCGACGATGTCCTTGAGGCGCTTGTTGTTGAAACGCTTCAGCTCTGGATCTGCGTCGCCGTCGTCGATGGTTGGATCAAAAGCCATAAACAACTCCACGCCCTCAATGGTGACTTTGTCGCCGTCTTCAGAAACGGTGTGAGATGTCTTTGCGTTCACGGTCTTCTCCTCTTTGCGGTCGAGTTCTTTGTCCTTGCGCTCTGCCCATGCCTTGCCAGCATCGCCGCCCCACAGGAGCCAAGCGATATAGCCAGCGGAATCCTTGCCCCATCCCTCGCCCTGCTTGTCAACCTCGTGCCGAGCGAAGTAGGACACCATGCGGCGCACGGTTTCGGGTGACAGGTTTGCCCGGTTCTTGATGTCACGCGCCCGCGCTACGCCGATCTCCGTGCCACCCCTGCCGTGCTTCTCTCGCAGCTCAAGGCCACGGGCAGCATTTGATGCCATCTCGGTCGTTGGCTTCAGGTCGATCATGTGGTTAGCCCTAGGCTCATGTCATTACCAAATTTCCATCTTCCAAGAAATTATGGAAGGTGAAACCGCCAGATTGTGTTGTCGTGTTTGTTGCACCAGTAACAGAACCAACTGGTGTTCCGGGATAGCGGAAACGGACAATGCCTTTGCCACCCGCACCTCCCGGGCCGTTTGATGATCCGTTGTTGCCGCCGCCGCCGCCGCCGCCGCCCGTGTTTGCCGTTCCATTTACACCTGTTTGTGATGAAGACCTACCGCCATCACCACCGCCGCCTATGCCGCCAGTTCCGGGAGTACCGCCAGCAGCACCACCACCGCCGCCGCCTGCGTAGTTAGTGGAGAAGTACGAACCGCCAGCGCCACCGTTTGCAGTTGCGCTACCACCGTTCGCTCCTGCGGCTTGGTTTCCTCCGCCGCCAGCACCTCGATACTGAGCATTGCCGTCACCAGCATCGCCGCCCTTGAAGCCTTGACTGCCAGTACCACCAATCTTTCCCGCAGCACCGTTAGCGCCGCCGCCGCAACCACCGTTTGCACCATTTTCAAAGCCAGTTCCGGCGCTACCACCGCCGCCGCCGCCCGTAGCTGTCAAACTTAGAATAGAAACCGTTGAATTGCTTCCGTTAGCACCCTTTTCAGAAGTGACGGTAGCACCCAATCCGCCTCCGCCAACAACGATTGCATAAGTAGTGGCTGGCAGAAGGGTCTGCGACGTGTATGAAATACCACCCGCACCACCGCCGCCGCCTGCGTAACTGCTGTTCGACGGCCTTCCACCGCCGCCACCACCAGCCACAACTAGTACGTCGGCGATAGTAATGGTTACTCCACTAAAGCGCGACATCATCCGGCTGTCGTAAGACGAGCCGGGAATTCGCGCCATTCGTGGACGGTTCGCTCGATTCATTTACAGGTTAGCCCAAAAGGTTCCCATAGTTGGCGTGCCGCTCGACTTGAATTGCGCCGTGACGTAAGAAGCCCCGGCAACGTCAACCATCGCGTAGGCGGGTTCCACGTTTGCGCCAGCAGGCGAGTACAGGTTGGCCGCAGGCGTTCCAGCGACCTGCGTGATGCCCGAGAAGGTGCGCGTGTTGAGAGCGCCATCCATCGTGTAGTTCGGGACGGTTCCGCTTGTGAATGTCAGCGTGAAGTCTGCGAGGACGGTTGGCATATACCAAAAGCCCGTACCAGTCGTGCGCGTGTACTGCAAGCCTGTCGGCGTGCCTGCGGTGGTGACGACTGCAGTTCCGCCGAGTGTCGCGGAGAGCTGGAAGGTCGTTGAGCCGTTCGTCGCAATGATGTAGTAGGTCGTTGGGCTGCTGTACCCGGTGATCGTTCCCGTACCGCCGAGTGTTCCGGTAATGGTCACGGCCTGCCCGACTACAAGGACGTTCGCGTTACAGGTGAAGTTACCTGCGGTGTCTGCAATAGTGACACCCGCGAGCGTGCCAGCGGTATCAAGGTACTTGCGCCAGCCGAGGAGCCGCATACCGATGGCGGTCTGCGCGGTGGTCGCCGCCACCATGAACGGCATGACGTACAGGAGCGAAGGGTTCGTCCCGCTCACCGATGACGTGTTAATGTCCCACAGCAGGGCGCTTCCGGTCGTACTAGCCGGGGCGGCTTGCAGGAGAATCGCCTGCGCTGCGGTGTAGGTTGCAGGGACATCAGCGACCGATACCCTACGAAAGTTTTCTTGGGCGGTGTTGATTACGGGCATTTACAGTTCTCCTCTGCGCTTCATGTCGAGCGCGATTGCGACCGCTTGGTCTTGTGGCTTGCCTTCTTTGATGAGCTTGGCGATCTTCGCGCCGACGGCTGGGGAAACGGCGGACATGATTTTCAGCCCTGCCTTCTGCTCCTCGGTCTGCTCGCGGGTCATGCGGGTCTTCGCGCCGGGGCGGGCGTTGTAACGCCAACTGTCATTTTCATATCCGCCAAGCGATTTAATTAACTGCTCAACCTTTTTAGGAGCCATAAGATCAGGTGGTTCCATTGGTCCATATCTTCGGTTGACCGTGCCGCTGTACATTCCATTTGGAGATAAGCGACCCAAAGTAACTGTTGCTTTTAATGACTTCGCAAGCTGCTTCAGCTGTGCAATTCTTTCTTTCATGACATCAGTAAAGCCAACAGTCCAATCGCCTAAACCTTTCATGCCTCCAAACTCGTCCTTCGCGCCGGGGCGGGAGGCGCGTGAGCGGTCGCCTTCAAGGTCTTGTCCGACCATCTCCGCTAGTTCGTGCAGGCTGACATTCTTGCCTGCGGGCGTAATGT